CCTCCGACTGACGTTCTACATTACCGACGATGCTGGCTACCGGCTCACCGACTTCCTTCAGAACATCCTTGGCTTGGATGTTAATGGAATGAGAGTGAACCAGGCAGTCGGCGAGGCCGTAGGCTGTCAATTCATTGGTACAGTTGCGCATGTGCCGTCGAAGGATGGTACGCGCACCTTTGCCAACATTGTTGACTACGCACCGGTAGAGTAACGGCTAATGGCTCGCTAGGGCGCCACGTGATGGGAACGTCGAGCCCCATCCAGAAGGTCCTGCTCGGGCCACCTAGCAATAAAGAGAGGGAGAATGAACATCGTTATTGTCGGCGAAGCCTGGGGCGAGGACGAGCTTCGCGCACAAGCACCATTCGTAGGTTGGGCAGGGCAAGAGCTATGGAGGATGTGTAGCGAAGCAGGTATCAAGCGAAGCGATGTCTACCCCACCAACGTCTTTAACCTTCACCCACCAGGAAACAAAGTAGGAGCATTCTGCGGCCCAAAGTCCCATGCAATAGCAGGCTACCCACCACTAAATCCATTCGGCCACACAGGGGGAGGACATGTCAGAGAAGAGTTCGTCGGCGAAATTGAAAGACTCGGAAAAGAAATTTTGCAATGCAATCCTAACATTATTATCGCATTGGGGAATACTCCTATGTGGGCACTGTTGGGAAGAACTGCAATCAGCAAATTTCGAGGGGCAACTGAACTTTCTACACTCACTGCCGTCGGGTACAAGGTGCTGCCGACATTTCATCCTTCCTACATCATCAGGGGAAATTGGGCCGATCGACCTACCGTGGTCATGGACCTCGACAAGGCACGACGGGAAAGCGAGTTCCCTGAAATCCGCAGACCAGAGCGACAGATCTGGATCGAACCAACCTTAGAGGACCTTGATGCCTACTATTCTAAGATCACCGGGACGCTTGCTGTCGACATTGAGACTCATGGACAGGAGATTACATGCATTGGTTTCGGCGCGTCCGAATCGCTTGCTTTGGTTATACCTTTCCATGACTCAAGAAGAAAGGGACGAAACTACTGGCCTACTCCTGAGGCTGAACGAAAGGCTTGGGATTTTGTGGGAAGAGTACTCGGAGATCCAAAAATCCGCAAAGTTTTTCAGAATGGGCTATTCGACATTGCATTCCTCTGGCGAGCGGTAGGAATAAAGGTGCATGGTGCGGAGCATGACACCATGCTGCTACATCATGCGTTGTTGCCGGAGAGTTTGAAGAGTTTAGGGTATTTGGGGAGTTTGTATACGGACGAAGGGGCGTGGAAGCAGATGAGGGTTACGACAACTATCAAGAGGGACGAATAATGAAAATAATTAACACCGCCACCGTCCTCCCCACCTCCCTTTCCCCGCAAGTTCGGGAGTGGGTTTACAATGGCCTTGATGCATGTGTTACAGCTGAGGTGCTCGAAGTGTTGCTACCACAGCTCGATAACCTTACCGCGGCCACCTATGCCTTCTCTCGCGAACTTCAAGGTCCCGTGTTAGATATGCGGTGCCGGGGTGTACTTATTGACCAACAGCGCAAGGATGAGGTCATCGACGAATACTTCGACAAGCTCGACGTCCTTTCGGAAAATCTTGAAGAGATTGTAGGCAGCGCCTGGGACATGTGGGACTTCAACTGGCGCCCGAATAGCAAAGATCTTCCAGAACTATTCTACAATCGAATGCTGATCCCACCCATAAAGAAGCGCGGGAGGCCAACATGCGATAGAGCAGCATTAGAGAAGATTGGGGGTTACTTCGTTGCGGGGCCCATCGTTGCGCACATTATCTTAATGCGTGACCTGGCAAAAAAGATTCAGGTGCTTCAGACGGAGATAGACCATGACGGACGAATGCGAACATCCTACAACATCGCTGGAACGGACACAGGACGACTTAGCTCGAGTTTTAGCGAATTTGGGACCGGAACTAACCTCCAAAATATTGAAGAGAGCCTTCGATCAGTATTCATTGCCGATCCCGGTTACAAGCTCGCCTACCTTGATGCCGAGCAAGGAGAATCCAGGTGCGTTGGAGCAATCGAGTGGAATCTCTTCGGCGACAGCCGATACCTCGATGCCTGCGAAACCGGAGATTTGCATACTACTGTCGCTAAGCTCGTCTGGCCACGCGACGTTCCTTGGACAGGAGATCCCCGGCAAGATCGAGAGTTGGCCGAGCAAGCGTATTATCGACATTATGATAGACGATTCATGTGCAAGAAGATTGGTCATGGCTCTAACTATGGTGGCAAACCCCGAACGCTTGCCGCTCAAGCTAAGGTTGATATCCACCTGATCGAGGAGTTCCAGCCAAAGTACTTTCGTTTATTCCCCGCCCACCTTCGGTGGCACGAAAGGGTCCGCAGGGACCTCCTCGCGGATGGCTTTTTAGTTTCACTCACCGGCCGCAAACGCTGGTTTATGGGAAAACGCAACGATGATGCCACACTTCGACAGGCTATTGCCTACGACCCACAGGGCTCCCTCGCTGATATTCTTAACCATGGTATGCTTGCTGTATGGCGAGCTAACTCCTGCCAGGTCCTTATGCAAATACACGATGCCATTCTCATTCAGTATCCTGAGCGGGAAGAAGATCGGATCGTTGAATTGGTTCGAAAGCAACTTGAGTTTCCTTTGGACTTATCCAATGGCCGCTTGTTTACCATTCCCTACGGAGTAAAGACCGGCTGGAATTGGGGTGCATATGATGAAGAGACGAACCCTGATGGGCTCAAGAGCTATAGGCCCGGCGACAAACGGCAGCGCACTGCGCCGGTGCCATTCATGGATCGAGTCATTCGTAGAGTACACAGGTAAGTTCCTCGAAACCTCCGAACGACACCGAACGTGGACGGCCATCTCCGCTATTGGCGCAGTGCTTGAGCGCAAGGTTTGGGCGGATCTAGATAAGCCAATATATCCGAACCTCTATGTCTTTCTGGTTGGCAAAGCTGCTGCCGGAAAGACTAGAGCTATTGATGCAATGATGGAGATACTCCGTGCGATCCCTGAGTTCTATTTTTCCCCAACTTCGGTTACCAGAGCTTCGCTTGTGGACTGTTTGTTGGACGCGAAGCGAACTGACCCCGATTGGTCCGCTGGCACTATGTCCGAATACCATACTCTATACGTGGCAGTTGATGAGTTATCAGCGTTCATGGAAACATGGAAGGAGGACCTCGTCGCAGGACTCACTAAGTTTTATGATGGAAACCACTATTCGGAAAGTCGAAGGACAGGAAACCTACATATTGAAATCGATAAGCCCAATCTTAGTGTGATCTGTGGGACTACACCGGCGAACCTAATGGGCCTAATTCCAGACAAGGCTTGGGATCAGGGATTCACATCGCGGATAATTTTGGTGTGGTCTGATGATTCAAGAGAGCGGGATGTGTTGTCAAAGTCAGAGATTGATGTGCCAGCAAATGACCTTAAACATGATATTTGTGCAATTCATCGCGAAACAAAGGGGCCAGTCACTTGGACAGCAGAATATCATACGGCGATGAAGGCATGGAGGTCCCTAGAGGACAGTGACGGCCCAATGCATCCAAGGTTAACAGACTATCGTGCGCGGCGCAGAACGCACCTGATAAAACTATCCATAATCTCCTGTATTGATCGCGGCAGCGTGGTGATGGGCATAGAGGACTTCAACCGAGCAAAGGAATGGCTAATAGACAATGAGCTAAACATGCACATTATATTCTCTAGCGCGGCGACAACCATTGACGACAAGGCGTTCGACGAAATCGAAGAGTTTGTTAAGAACTTTGGCAAGCCAGTGCCACACCACAAGGTCCTGCGGCACGTATCACGGTTCATCCCCGCGCACTCCCAAGAACGGGTTATCCGCCTACTAATTGAGCAGCGGAGAATTAAGATTGCTGGTAGAGACGAGAAGGTCAATCAAGTGGTATATTTGCCGCAAGATAAATAAATCATCTTCGTTTGTAGAATGGAATCACTTCCTCAGGATGCTTGATATCCCCACCCCTAAATTCAGTGTACCATTGTGCGGGCCCATGTGGTCTCTTAACGCCTGTAGCATAGTCGTAGGCACCCTCGCCCCATCGGCCCATCTGTGCATTGGCTACACCAAGTGTAGCGCCAGCCATTATCGCTGTATGCTTGATAAATTTACCCGCGTGCTCTCTGCTAAGCGAAACCTCTCCCCTTGAAAGATCTCTCGTCCAGTCAGTAACCGCTTTGGCGCCGGTCTGATAGAGTGATACTGATGGATCTCGACCACCTAGAAAAGCGGCTACAATATCACGCGCTATCGGCCATGAGGAAGCAAAGTCACGGGCAAGGATTTCAACACCCATCTTGATATAACCATCCTGCTGATTAAAGACGATTGGCGAAATGGCCTGCTCAACAATGGCCGGGAACAGGAAGTATGACCAAATGCCAGTGGCAACCTTATTCATTTCCTCCTTTGCCTTTAGGTAGTTGCCATCTTGGCGATAGCCAGCTATGTCCTTTGCTCGCCATGCAGTTTCATTTTGCCGCTGAAGTATGTCGTTGAAGAAGGTATAGAATGGCATCGTTGCGCGAGCTACAGGACCACCACGCATAAAAGCAGGGCGAGCGGTGACGGCGGTAGAACCATGAGCAAAGCGAACCGCTTGGTCGGCCAAGGCAATTGCTTCGCCTTCAGAGGTACCGGCACGTATCTCACGTTTATAGACCACCAACCACATAGGAATAACAGAGGCCATATCTGATAAGGCAACTGGCGTGGCTCCGGCCTTAACTATCCATCGCCGGGCGCGTTCGAGCTTCTCTGCTAGGAAGGCAGCAGGGTCACTCTTGCCAAGATACAGGAATGGTGCGCCGCCTTCTTGGAACAGCTCATCATGTGCGCCGGTGAATGTCTCACGCCAATTCCTGCCTCGGCGCGCAACTTCGTTGCTCTTGTTTATGACAAAAGCAACATTAGCCCAACCTGCCGGATTCAGCCAAGTATTCAGGAACTCCTTAAGGAAGTCCTCCTTCCCTACTTGGTTAGCCGAATTTACGAGCGCAGTCGGGAAGTGCTTCAGCACTGTACCAGGGTTGAAACCAATCATAGTAGCGACGAGGTTCTGATAGAAATACTCCAAGATTCGACCGCCGGTCACAGCAAACTGGTCGACGTACCTTCGCTGCCCTGCAATGTCCTTGAGGTATGGTATCATCAGATCAGCATATTCCTTACCGTAGGTGCGCCGGATTGTATTGTCAAAGGCGGT